ACCGTTACGTTCCCGCTGGATGACTTCTATCAATCGGGCGGAACTAGCCTGTATGCTAATCTTTTGAATGCTTTTGATTTTTGGTTGGACCAGGGTCTTGGTATCCAGGCTGTCATTTGGCAAATTAGCTACGGCCCTACTATGTACGCTGACAATGGCGGATGGGCGGAAGTTGGGGGGCTTGGCGGGGGAATCACCCCGCCTTGCTGCGGTCTGTATGAAGACTCTAATTGGCAAGACAACTGGATCATCATGTGCCCAGAGGACGTGCCAGAGGTCATTTATGTATACGATACGGTGTATGTAAATCTTCCAGCCGATACCATTGTAGAGTATGTCTACGACACTACATACGTAGAGCTACCACCCGATACCATTGTGGAGACCCTGACGGATACTCTGTACGTCATTGAAACCGATACAGTTGTAATCAATGATACGATTCCCGTACCGATCAACTGGTACTTTTACGACACAACATACGTATACCTTACTGACACGCTATATATTACTGAGTATGACACTGTGTATCAGCAACTTCCGCCAGAAGTAATAGAGTATTACTTTACAGACACGCTTTATGTTACTGAGTATGTGTTTGATACGACTGAAGTTTACATTACAGATACGGTTCAGGAGTATATAGTTCAGGAGATATGGCTGGATTGCAATACAGGTCTTCCGTGTGACGATCAGCCAGGAATGGATGAGTGCGACGAAATGGTGGTCTTCGTGCCAAATGTATTTACGCCAAACAACGACGGGGTCAACGATGCTTTCTACGCAAAGCAGAGCAACCCAGGATGTTGGATGGACTGGGGCATGAGCATATACAACAGGTGGGGAGATAGAGTATACTACTCTGAGGATCCAGAAGAAAAGTGGAACGGAGGCGTCAATGGCGGAGACCACTATGTGGCAGACGGAGTTTACGCCTGGGTGATTAAAGCCAAGTCTTACGGGGGCAGAAGCCTCTCCATACAGGGTTCAGTTCAAGTTTTAAGATGATGTCAATCATTAGGATGAACGAAGACCTTAATACGAATGACCTAAAAAAAGACTTTAAAAAAAATGGGTTTGTCGTAATAGAGGACTTTCTGACCGAAGAGTCAGCAAAAAAATTACATGATTTTTTGATTTACGGCATGCCAGAAGACTGGTGGCATACATCCTTTAAAATTCCTTCTATATCCGACTATGTCGGTATGATAAGAAGGTATGAGTCAAACATAGACGAGATCAATTCGGTATACAGCAAGGCATATGATGACTTTTATGACGGCAAGTTTAGTTACGTCTTTGACAGAACAGTAAATCACGTAAAAGGGTGTTCTTGCTTAGAGTGCGAGTACAAGAAGTTTCTTGAGTCTAATGAATTTTTAAGTGTAATAAAAGAAATTACTGGAATACAGATATCTAAAAGAGAAGAGGTTTTTTCTAGCAGGTATACCGAGGGTCAGTTTCTATCTCCTCATCACGACATAGACAAAGGGTCTTTGAGTTTGGTTTATAGCCTATCTAAAAACTGGAAGCCTCATTGGGGAGGAAACTTATACCTACTTGACGATGACTGGACGACTATAAAAAAAGTAGTTCTCTCCTCCTACAACAGAATGGTCGTCACCTTAATGAACTCGAAGAAAGAAAACGTAAATGGTGTACCTCACTTCGTCTCTCAAGTTTCTAGCGGCGTTAAGTATCCCAGGGTATCAATAACTGGATGGGTTTCAGAATGAGTAGGGTTGTTAACATTTGTGGTCACAAGTACCAGACAATAGAAATGAACTGGACTAAAATAATCTACACTACGATCCAAGCTTTTCTAGACCTTGGGTTTGATGTAAGGATCAGTCCATACTTAAAACTAGAAGACAAAACCTGGGATCATCTATCTAGAGATATAGACGACAATCCAGAAAATGTATTTGTTTACAACCACTCTTGGGTATCTGAACTTCAGAGAAAGAATCTTTACAGAGGAAAAAAAACCATATTTCTAAAGCCTACAGGGCCCACTAAAGATCACTTCACTTTAGATACAAAGGGATACGCTGCCTGTTCAGACATAACCTACAAAAAACCGAACTTTAAAAAGGTTTCTTCGGATAGGTTTTTCTCTTCGGAAGTAAGTTCAATCATAAAAAACAAGCAGAATAAGTGGAGTGGAGTAAAGTCGAGAGAGAACTTGAACTTCAATGAAAAGGCTCTGGACATTCCTGATCAACACATTCTTGTTGTCTGTCAGATGGAAGGCGACGAGACGGTGAAAGACATGTCTTTCGGGTCTCACTTATCTAAAGTGAAGTGTATAGTCAACACTTTAATAGAGTCAAAAATTAAGTTTCCTATTGTTGTAAAGTTTCCGCCTTGGTACAAGGACAAGGGTGGGAATCCAGAGTCATCAATAGTTTCCTACTGGAAAAGCAAAGGTGTTCGAGTTTTTGAAGGAAGGGAGAACATACATGACTTTCTTCCTAAGTCTAGGGTTGCAATAATTGAAAACAGTACAGCTGGATTAGAGTGCATGATGCATGATGTACCTATAATATCTTACGGTCTTCCAGAGTACCACTGGATAACAAAGGACCTGCGTCACCTAACAAACCTTATTTCAAGCATTAATGATTTAGGCTGGTTCATAAAAAGCGACTCTAGGAGGTGGCTTACTTGGTATTGCAAAAGGTATCAGTGCTATGACCTAAAAAGCACTAAAAGAAGAATACAAAAAATTTTAGATCAATGAGCAAATACAAGTGTGAGTGCGATAAAATTGTGGAACACAGCGGAAGCGTCTCCATAAAGGTTATCGACGGGCAGGTGAGGCACGACGTAAAGTGTGAATGCGGGAAGTACATGGAGCTGGCTGAGAAAAAGGTCGGGATGCCCTCTTTCAAAAGCAATCGTTATGGACAAGTCCGATGACGTTATTCGGCTGGACAGCGGAGGTAGTATGGGCGAGGTCATTTCGCTCCACGGTCTTGACATTGCTCTTCCGAAAGTTCCAAAAAAATCCGACATCCTCTTCCACGACCTACCAAAAAAGCTGCAGATGTGGAAGCGCACCGACGTGCCACAGGAACTGTCGAGGGTTAGAAGTATGGATGAGTGGTTCGAGAAGCCAGCCGAGTTTCGACGCTCCTTTTCTCCTTACATCGAGCAAGAGTTTGAGCGCAGGCGTAACGGTGTTTGGTTTTACAATAATGGTGTGCCTACGTACATTACAGGAAGGCACTACATGTTTCTCCAATGGAGTAAGATCGATATCGGATATCCTTCGTATCTTGCGTTCCAACGTGAGATCTTTCTTCACATGGCTGCGTGCGAAGCTGATCCCCGTTGTATCGGTCAGCTATATACTAAGTGTCGCCGTTCTGGCTATACTAATATCTGTGCCGCTGTACTTGTTGACGAAGCTACGCAAGTAAAAGACAAGCTCCTCGGAATCCAGTCCAAGACTGGTAAAGACGCCCAGGAGAACATATTCATGAAGAAAGTGGTGCCTATGTTCAAGGCATACCCGTTCTTCTTTAAACCTATACAGGATGGAACGACGAACCCACGTATGGAACTCGCTTTTCGGGAACCATCGAAACGAATCACCAAGAAGAATAAGACGTCACAAAAGGGTGATGCGCTCAACACAATCATCAACTGGAAAAACACTACCAACAACGCCTACGACGGAGAAAAACTACATTTCCTCTATCTTGACGAGGCTGGAAAATGGGAGAAACCAGTAGACATAAAGGAGGCGTGGCGGATTGAGCGCACTTGTCTTATTGTAGGTAAAAGGATTGTAGGTAAGGCCCTAGTGGGGTCTACGGTCAACCCCATGAACAAGGGCGGGGAGGAATACAAGACCTTGTGGGATGACTCAGATCCAAATGAAAGAAACGCAAACGGAAGAACCAGGAGCGGCCTTTACCGTATTTTTATACCTGCTGATCACGCTCTTGAAGGGTTCTTTGATCGTTACGGGAACCCTGTTGTGGATGATCCTGCTGATGCAATAGATGGCGTTGACGGGGAAGAGATAGATCAAGGAAGTAAGACCTACCTAAAGAACGAAAGGGACAGCCTAAGCCACGACCCCTCAGAGCTGAATGAGGTTATCAGGCAGTTCCCATTGACCGAGGACGAAGCTTTCAGAGATAGCATCGAAGGGAGCATATTCAACATTGGGAAGATATACCAGCAGATAGACTGGAACAATAACCTGTACCCTAACCCAGTCG